TTAGTTGGAGCGAGGAATATTATTTTTCATGAATCTTTGGCTTCTTTCAGTTGTAAGATACCTTTTGTAAGTGAACATGACTACCAGAGGCGTTTACAAGATTGTTTAGAAGGTTTGAATAAGATTAAAATGAATGAATGTAAGAATGTTAAGAAAGACTTGCAATTTTATTCAGTTATTCAAAGTAAGATTCAAATGTTAAAGAATATTCAAGGTATAATTGCATCGCATTATAAAGCTAGTTGTGTAAAAGAGAAGCCTTTCGCAATTTTAATTGCTGGTCCTTCTGGCATTGGAAAATCTTGGATTAGCACGTATTTGTATAAGGCTGTATGCACGCAAAATAACATTGTATGTACCGATAAACATGTTGTTACTCTTAATGACACAGATCAATTTGATTCCGAATATTTTCCACATCATACTGTAGTTTTGATGGATGATGTGGCAAATGCAAAGGCTGAAACTTATAAGACAACTACCCCAGTACAGAAGATAATAAAGATCATCAATAATGTACCTGTAGCGTGCTTAAAACCTGCTGTTGAGGATAAAGGAGCGATTTTTTATAATCCTAAAGTTGTAATTGCCACTACAAATAAGAAAGACTTGATGTCCGGATTGTTTTCTAATGAACCTGTATCTATTATGCGGAGATTTGATGTCATTTTAGATGTTAGATTGAAAGTCGGTAGTGCTGATGCCGACACCGGGTTATTAGATTCTTCTATATTTGAATGTGAAAACGGTTTACCCGATGGATGGGCCATTGATGTACAGAGGATACTTCCTAAAAGATCTATTAAACGTGGAGAAGCAGATTCTTATGAATTTAAAACCGTCATACACAGTGCTAATATGTTTGATTGTGTGGAGTATTGTAAGAAACTTTCTATTAAACATTTTGAACGAGAAAAGTTATTAGTTGAAAATTCTAAGTATTTAGTAAACCACGAAATGTGCTGTCATGGACATATGGCGAGATATTGTATTCCATGTACCCAAACAAGGAAGGAGCAGGAAGATTTATTAAAAGATCCAGATCTAGAGATAATAGATGAAAAGGGTACAGTTGAGTTTACATATAGAACACCAACCGTTATTGATACTCGAAACGTGGCTAAGGATTTACAGTCAACTGATGTTGAGGAACAATATGAATTAGTTGACGAAAATACTATTCATTGTACGTCAGTTACGGGTGAAATTAGGGTTATCAAATTGCGTAATACTTTTGAAACGCATGAAGATACATCTATACATCTTGATAAGTTGAATGCTTGTTTTTCTTCTTATGTCTCTCCTCGTAAAGTTTCTATACCGCTTAAAGCAGAAGTTGGAAGTGTTGTGCCTGATCGTTCTAGTGAAGATGAAGATGATGTGTTTTACGATTGTCAAGAACTTGAATGTCGTCGGTCTCATTTGATACCACCCTTTAGCTTATTGGATTACTTACCATCTTTTGTTTTTGGGACTATCGAACCGGAAGATTTTGTACCTGCTAAAGCCGATCCAGATTATAAAGAGCTTTTGGATGATACTATTCAGGATCTTGAGAAAAATGACTTGCGTTTGGGTGATTTTATTGATATGATTTCTCGTGGTAAAGATGAGTATATTAATGAAACTGAATTTATGCGTAAGTTGAATATTCGAGTGAAAAAAGCAGGTTTAGATAAATACGGACTTGATTTAGAGAATGACACTATTCGTAATTTTGATGAGGATGAGGCCGGTCGTCGTGAACAAGTTTTGAAGAGACAACCATTAAGTTGGTATTTTTGGAACTGGCAAGATGAACAGAGACGTACTTTTCAAGATAATTTTTGGAGTGATGTCAATTTTTCACTTTCTAAATACTTTTTGTACCGGGCTGATATTACGTTGAAGGTCTTCTTGACTACTATTGGTGTTAGCATGGTTACATGGGAATTAATTTGTATCATTATGGGAAGAGTTGGTTTATTAGCTTCAGTTCCTATTGAAAACTTGATGCAAAAGTTAGAGAGTCAATATGCCACACCTGAAGGGGAAATTCCTACACCATGTGCTTCCGAAGTTGTTAATTTTAAAGTTTTACCAAAAATTAACTTAGAACCATCCTCCCGTTCTTCAACTACTACATTTGCAGATTTCCGCTCGTTAATGGAAAAGCATCTTGGTTTCTTTTCTTATGTTCATTTAGATGAGAATGACAAACAGATTACTTCTTTCTGTAATGCATATCCATTGCGTAACGATGCTTGGCTAATGCCGGCTCACGCCTTCTTAGGAAAACGTGTTATTTCTTATACCTTGGAGACCATGAGTAGAAAAGTGGTAAATCGTAGTGCATCTAATATATTCAATGAAAAGGATGTTCACCTGATGCTCGATTACGATGCAGCTATAGTGCGTATAAAGGACTTTGGATCTGTATATGAGGGTGTCCAGTTTTTACCAGAAAGTCATCCGTCCAAAGTATCTCATGCATGGAAATTTACTAAACGTTTTGTGGAGGGCGATGTGAGTTGGCACGAGTCAGTTATTAAGACTGGAGTTTTTCGTCAGGTTTCTACTGGTATGCAAACGTATCCTGGTTATTATTATGATGCAAATCCCATTTCTATTAAGGGTGATTGTATGAGTCCAGTGGTACAGTATGGTACTGCATCAGTTATAGCATTCCATTTGTCTGGAAATCATTTAGGAAAAGGCGCCGGAGTTTGTATCCCGCGATCCATTCTTATTAAAGAATTGGATGCTTTCTTGGATGGTGTAGATGACTTGGTGAATCATTCTGCTAATTTGTTCCCAATGTCTTGTTATGGTAATGTTGATTCCGTATTGGGTAAGTTGGCTGATCGTCACGCTATCAATAGTTTACCTATGAATAAGCCATCCTCTGTAGAATTTCTTGGTGCCCATCAAAAAGGTTGCATCAAGTTTTTAACTCATGTTAAGCCATTCCCAGATCCTGAGGAGATATCTAAAGCTCTTAATATTACTCAGAAGCATTTTCCTCCTGACAGATCGTTTCGTCTGACGGAGAATATAAGTATGGGTGACGTTTGGAAGAAAGATTTAGCAATGATTAGTAACGCTGTTTCGTACTTTGATCCAGCAATTTTCTTACTAGCTGAAAAAGATTTGGATTCTCATTGGGATTTAGCTTGGAGTAGAGTGAATGACCAAGTTAAAGCTGAAACAGCACCTTATGCAATGAAAGTCGCAATTAATGGCGCAGATGGAGTACCTGGTTTAACTCGGTTGGATATGAGTACGTCTGCTGGATGGCATTTTTCTAAGCCTAAAAGTAAGTTTGCCACGATTGTTGACGGTGATTCAGTGATTAGTCATAAGTATGAATTTGATGCTCTTATAATGCAGGAGATTGAATCATTGAGATCCATACTATTAGCGGGAAGACGTATTAATACTGTATTTAGAGCTACAATAAAGGACGAACCGGTTAAAATCGGGAAGGGTAAATTACGTGTATTCGGAGCGTGTGATGTGTCTTTTGCAACTTTAGTGAGACAGTATTTTTCTCCGCTTATTAGAGTCATGTATGAAAATTGGCTTGACTTTGAGACTGCTGTAGGTATCAACGCTTATGGACCAGAATGGGATATAGCATACAAACATCTGATTCAGTTCGGTTCTAAGCGTACTATTGCTGGTGACTATAAGAATTATGATAAGACTATGAGTGCCCGTTTGATCAAGATGGCTTTCCGTGCATTGATACGACTAGCTCGGAAAAGTGGTAACTATTCTGAAGACGATATCAAAGTGATGAAGGGAATAGCAACAGAAATTGCTCATCCAATTTATGAATACGATGGATGTTTTATACGGGTAGATGGTTCCAATCCGTCTGGTAACCCATTAACCGTAATCATTAATTGCATAGTTAATTGCTTTCTCAATCGATATATCTTTAAAAAATTTTATCCTGATCTAACCTTCGCAGAATTTGTAAAATTATTCGTTTATGGTGATGATGACGTGAAAACTGTTAGCCCTGAAATTGATAAGTTTACTTATGAGACTTGCCAATCCACTTTAGCCGAATGTGGTATTACTTGGACCGATAGTTTAAAGACTCCAGGACTAATATTGAGAGCTTTCGATGATCTTGATGAGCTCGACGCTAATGGTGTGTCAGTTGTAAATTTCCTGAAAAGAGGATTTATTTACCATAATGATTTGAAGAGAGTCGTAGCACCATTAGATAGAGATTCTATGTCGAAAATGATGTTTGTGTTTTCAAGTAAAGCAAAAGGTTTGGAAGTGGCCATACTGCATGTGCAGTCTATGGGCACGTATTTAAGAGAAGCTTTGCTTCACGGCCGCGAGTTTTACGAGAAATCACGTGAGGGAATTCTTCAATTGTGCACGTCGCGTAAGTACGTGTATCATATTTCGGAATTTCCACCTTATGAAGAAGCAGTAAAGAACTTTGCTAAATATCTTCCTCGAAATTTTAACAACTCTGTTTTATATGTGAGTTGGGATGATATTAGAGAAGAGGACTTTATAGCTTCAACATTACAACCCCACCTTCTTGTTGATTCACCGATTGGTGATAGGCTAGAAGAGATTGGAGCTGATTTACCCAGTACAGTAGAAGAAACTGTATTGCAGGAATGCTCTAGTTCGACTCTTCAACCCCTTTTCGAAGGTGGTCTTGGATTGCCACCCGAGAGTAATACAGATTCAACACAAGAAGAAAGAACTATTGGTTGTGATACCTATCCTCACCGCGCGCCTCCATGCGAAATGGAGCAATTAGAACCCCATGTTGGAGAAGCTAAGACTACCCAATTTACTGATGCATTGAATGTTGTAAATGATTTGAGCACTACTATGGATAGTACTGCTCTTTGTACTGAAGACAATCTGTCATTATCTGCTTTTTTAGCAAGACCTTTTCGAATTCGATCGTTTTCATGGAATCCGTCTGTTACATTTAATGAGGATTTTAATCCTTGGAATGATTTTTTGACTAGAACTAATGTCGTTGAAAAAATTAAATATTACAGGCTAATTCGTGGTACTTTACATGTTAAATTTGTCCTCAATGGCAGTAAATTTCATTATGGCAGATTGGTTGCTTGTTATGAACCGTTACCAAATTCAAAGGGCTTTTATTCACAATTTCCAACAGCTATAATCAATACGATGTCGTTAATGGCTTTAACTCAGCGTCCTTGTTCTTATTTGGATCCGTGTACAAGTCAAGGTGCTGAAATGATCTTACCGTTTATATTCCCTAAAGATGCCATCGATTTGGTAACTGCTGAGTATGAGGATATGGGAAGTATGAGGATGTTTGAAATAGCTTCGTTGAAAACTGTGGGTGAGGTTACATCGGCAATTGTTCCCGTCGTGGTATATGCCTGGATGACTGATGTTACTTTATCTGTGCCTACACGATTAGCTCCTGCTTCATTGGCACCACAATCCGGTGATGAGTATGGTACAGGTCCTATCTCCCGTCCTGCGAGCATTTTGTCAAGTCTAGCTGGTAAGCTTAAGAATGTCCCATACATAGGAAAATATGCCTTAGCTACTCAAATGGCTGCAGGAACTACAGCAGAAGTGGCTAGAGCTTTTGGATATTCTAGACCTACCGACATTGTACAACCACAAATTTTCCGGCGAGTAATTACTGGCCAAATGGCTTGCACAAATGTTCCTGATACTTCTGTAAGATTGTCTTTAGATGCTAAGCAGGAGATAACTGTGGACCCACGTACTGCTGGAGCTTCGTCTGAGGACCAAATGTCTATTGAATACATAGCTCGGAAGGAAGCCTACATTGGAAGAGGTGAATGGTCGGAAACTACTGCAATGCAAGATAAAATATTTTCTGCGAAAGTTACTCCTAAGATATTTGTTAATGAAGCCGGTGAAACTGAAGGGGAACGTATACAGACATCTCCTTGTGGGATGTTATGCGGACTTTTTAATTTTTGGAGAGCCGATATGGTTTATCGATTTAGTGTTCCTAAATCTGCATTTCACGTTGGCCGTTTGCGAATTGTTTACGAACCTACGGTTGGCTCCGCTACCAGTGTTTTTAATGATGACAATGTGAGGTATTCATGGATCATGGATTTGCAAGATTCCAATGAGATAGAAATTAAAATTGGATGGGCAACAGGTACGAATTATTTACATTTGCATACGACTGGTGCTTTGATATACAGTGCTTCTCAAGATCCTGTTGAAGGGGCGTCTTACGATTTGCAATGTATTAATGGTATTTTAGAAGTATTTGTGGAAACACCATTGAGAACACCCAATTCAACAACATCGCATCCTGTATCTTTACTGGTCTTTGCTCATGCAGAGAATTTGGAACTTGCTGAACCAAATGATCAATGTTTCACTGTGTATGGTCATTCTCCAGTTTTGTTACCGCAATCAGGAGATTCACCCGATGAAGCCATAGAAGAAGAGGCAGCCGAACAACATGAAGTCGCTAACATCATTAGCCCAGATTTGTCCATGTTTATCTTCTTCGGTGAAAGAGTAGTTTCAATCAGACAATTACTTAAACGTTATTGCAGATCTAGCACGTCGTATTTATCTGCACCAACTACATCTGGTAATCTTTCGGCTGATATATCCCTACGTCGCCCGTCATTTCCATTATATATGGGATCTTACACAGGTTTGCCTAACGGTACCGTGACAACGGTGGCAACGCCTCCTTTTTTAGGTCAAACTTTCGCCTACACGACTCCACTCAATTGGTTTACTCCATGTTATGTGGGGTGGAGAGGAGCAATTCGTTGGAAGAAGATATTAAATAAGTCCGCTAATACTGTACCACGCTTTGATCAGCTTCAGGTAGCTTTGGGTAGAGATTTAGGGTATGGAATCCAGTTGGCGTATCACGCATTCGGAACACAAACTCAACAGCAATTAGCGTCGTCCCCATGTTTTTCAGGGTCAACTATGAATGCTGTACAAGAGCCGCTTGAGTTTGAAGTTCCTTACTATAATCATCTGCGATTTTCTCCGGCAAGAGATTATGGTGTGTGGCAAACATCTGCTGAGAGTCAACTTAATCCAACAGAGTTCAGGCGTGCTAAGCAATCCTTTAGGGTTCGTTATACTACACCAATTAGTGCTATTGCATATGCAAATTTGGAGAGTTATGTAGCCGCTGGAGAGGATTTTTCCCTATTTATGTTCGTAAATACACCTCCAATATGGAAAATAACTTATAGGGTGTCCTGAAGTCAAACAAAGACTTTAAAATATAGAGGCTGTGCAACGCAGTCTCCCAAAATCAAATTAACCTTGATTTTGGATCAAGGTTGCACGTTCATTTGATATTTTGGTTGAAATTGACTACTTATGCTTTTATGAAAGCACTTGTACGTTCGTTAACTAAGG